TCCACCACGCCCGCCAGCCCGGTACGCTTGGTAGTCGGGGGCTTGGGTTGCAGCGATACGGGAGACTGCTGCTGTGGCGCCTGCCGCTCATTCAGCGGCGCATTATCGACCGTGGGAACCGGAGGGACGGCAGAAGCTGCGGAAGGCGCAGAAGCTGCGGAAGGCGCTCCGCCGCTTGCGTCCGGCGAAGGCGCGGATGGCTCGGCGCCCGGTGTCGCTGTCGCGCTGCTGTTCGGATCGTCCATTTAATCGAACACCCCGCCCGGATTCTCCCCCACCACCGCCCCGCCCACCGCTCCCACCGCCCCCAGCACCGGAGCCACCCAGGAATTCTCTTCCTGATTGATCTGGTTCGCGGTCGTTTCCGCCGCCGAACCTGCGCCCGTGGCCGCACTCTCATACGACGTCGGACTCAACTGCCCGCTGGCCGTCGACAGCGCCGATCCCGCTTCCTCGAATTCATGTTCCCCGGCCGAGTACCCGGCCGCCAGCACTTGCTCTTCTTCCGCCGATTCCACTCCGGCCGCCGTGTTCGCGACTTGCTCTTTCGCCTGCTCGCCCGCGCCCCCCGGCAAAGGATTGTCGCCGCCCCCCTCCGCCGCCTCCTGCTCCCCCACCGCCCGCGAAGCCTGGGTATAACTCCTGGCCGTACCTTCAATCGCCTGGGCATCGAGCGCGGTCTGCTCTTCCCCGGCAAACGCGTTGGTATTCGGCCCCTTGGCCAGAATCGGCGAATATACCGCCTCCATCTGCTTCAGCAAGCCCTGATCCTCGGCAAAGGCGGTCTGCGACTCCTGCATCCCCTCCTGATAGAACTGGGCCTCCTCGCCCTGCAGCTGGATCTGGGTGGAGGATGGTCCCGACATTATTTTGCCCCCCGCTCGGCGGTTTGCCCATGGATGGGGCGGTTAGGCTGGCCACTGGCCACTGGCCACTGACCACTGATTTCCTTAAACATCACCGCGCCATCCAGCCCGCCATCCGCATTCTGCGCCAACCGGTAGCCCATGCGTTTTTCCATGAAGGCAATCATCGCCAAAGAGTGGCTGGTAAAGAATATGTGCCTTACTCCGCCCGATGCCAAGCCCTTCTCCATCAACGGAACCAACTTGGTTATACCGCGCAGAATCTTTTTCCGCGAGGCCACCGGCGAAGCCTGAAACGCCAGCCGCACCTGCGTAGCGTTCACCCGCTCCCGCTGAAAGAAGGCCAGCGGGATATTCGGCTGATGCTCCTGATATTGGCGGCATGAGCACATGCGACACCATAGCTCACCTTCCTCATCCTGCGAGGTCAGGAAATGATCCGGGACGTTGAGATGGCCGCATTTGCACCGGGCTTGCCCAGCTTCGATCACCAGAAAGTTTTGCCGCTGCGGTTCCTCCTTGGAATCGATCCAGAAACGCGCGGCCGCCATCCATGAATCAAGCGCGGCACCCACAGAGTCGTCGCTATCTTTCAATGGAAGGCCCTTGCACCACTCCAGCGCCAGCGCCAGATCCGCCTCCGTGGTCGCCCGCACCGTGTAGCCGTAGAAGCTGAAGCAGTGGTCAGTGGCCGGTATGCTGTCCACACATCTCCTTTCTGCGCGTGTCAGTTTTTGTAGATGTCGAAACCAAAGGCTTCGCCTAGTATGCTCGAGTTGCCTGCTTTGCTGGCCGCTTCTTCTGACTCGAACTCGACAATATCGCCCTCTAGGTCAACAAGCGGAAGGTGCTTCTTACCGTCTTGGCTGCGCAACATAACGATGTAACTCATGCGTCCTCTGTGCCTTCTGTGGTGAAAAGCTCTTAAAAAGAGCTGATCCTTCGCGTCGGAAAATTCCCTCCCCCATAAAACTGCCGCAACACGCTATCCACGCTGGCCGAAATCGGAGGCAGCGAGCTGATCATCACCGGCGACCGCCGAATCGCAATCGGAGGCTCCGGCGCCGGCACATGCCGCACCGGGTCGGCAATCGGCGCGCGCGGCGAAAACTTGGGGTCCTGGCGCTCATAGCGCTTCGGATCCAGTTCGATCAGACTGTTACGTAATGAGGGCATAAAAACAAGCTCCTAGAAGCTGCTTCACTGCTGCCGCCTCTCCGCATACTTCGCCCCATACACGCTGAACATCAGCGTCTCATCGGGAAAGTTTTGCGTCCCATAATCCATGGCCAACTGAAAGAACAGGCACTTCGGCGCTACCCCGTTTTGCAGCATGGTATAGCGGTCGCTGTACACCGTGGTCGAGGCAATCGCTTGCGGCAGGTTGGGAGGCTCCGCATCCGTCCGGCTATACCACGCAAACGGAGCCGCCGGCGTAGGCGCAATCTCCCCAAACAGCAGCCCCACCGTGGGCCGCGCCCCCACCGCCGCGCTTACCAGGTGCACATGCGCAATCTCCCCCACTTCCCCGGTCAAACATAGTTGGATGCAACCCTTCACATCGTAGCTGGGATAGGCCTGATACGCTCCGCCATACCAGTCGCCGTTGACGGTCGAATCGCGAAACAGAATCGGGCCATTTTCGGGAATCGAGAACTGCGCCGTAAACGGCGCACCCAGCGATGCCCCCAGAGTCAACTGGGTGGCGCTCACAAAGCCGCTCACCGGCACTTCGGTCGAGCCCGTGCTGGTGGTCAAAGTCACCGTCTGCCCCACCATGCCGCTATTGAATTGCGGCCCGCTCACCCAGTACATCTGGTTGCCGCTCACGCTGCACTGGCCAATCACCACCCCGGAAGGCCCAATCAACAACTGCTGCACTCCCGGCTGCGTCTCGATGCACTGCACCGCCGACGTTCCCCCTACAATCACCCGCCGCGGACTCCACAGAAAGCCGCTCTCCGGGCTGGCAATCGGCGAACAGCGAAACCAGCCTACCGCGCCATCGGAAACATAGATCCCGGTATCCGCCGAGCCCAGGTCGGCATAAGTCACAAAGGTTTCTGCCGGATTGTACAAATATCCCAGCGGGACACCCGCATTCGGAATCTTCCCGCCCGCCCCGGTAGTCACATTCTGGAACTGGTCGCCAATGGGGAAGCCGAACTCCGTCTCCCCGGTCGCGGGATCAAGCGCCACCGCTTTGCCCACCACATTGCCCCCCACCAGCGCCGTGTCGCCAAACTGGTAGAAGGTCGAGCCGCGCTTGCACACCGCATCGTAGCTCAGGATGCCGCCGCCTTCTCCGTACTGCGCCGCCTGCTGAAAGGGATTCGACGGCGTGCCCTGCCCCAGGATGATCCAGCGATTCGCCCGGCCAAAAATCAGCACTCCCGGCCCCTGCGAGGTCACCGTAGGAAACAGGCGAATGGGTTGCTCCGGGATGGGAAAGAAGCTGCCCGGAGAAAACGCCGTGTTGCCGTTGCCGGTCACGGTATCCGGCCCGCCCGAAACGATCACCCCATTTTCGTAAATCATCCACAGGCGGTCGAGATGAAACAGCGGCGCAGTGGCGCCCACCGGCGGAGGATTGTTGGCTTCCGCCTGCGGTCCCGGAATTTCCGCGTCCAGCGCCTCATCGTTCCACTCATCGTTGAAGGTCCAACTGCCACCCGCGGTGTTATTGGGGATCAGCGCCAGCAGCAGCGGCGTCGACTCCCCATCGGCCGTATGAAAGATCCCCACCGAATCCACTTGCAGATCGGTCGAGTACACCCCGCCCACGGTCGCCCCTTCCAGCAGCCCGTTGGTCGAAGGCGAGAGCGGCGACAGCGTGCTCCATGAGCCGTCAATCGCGTGATACGCATAGCCGTACTCGCGCCCCTGAAACGCGATCGCCAGATACGGCCCAAGATTCTTCCAGGTCAGGCCGCCGTCTGTAGTCGAGCCGCCATAAGTCGTGTTCCATGTCGGCGCGCTGGAGCCGGTCTTGCCGCTGCCGCTCGATCCCACCACCATCTGCAAATTGCCGTTCGAGTCCACACAGACATCGCCGCCCGCCGCGCCGCCGCCGCCAAACGAGGTTCCCACGCCCACCGGAAGAGTCGCCGCCACCCAGGGTTGCGGCCCTTTCAGCACCACCACGATATTCACCGTATAAGAGAATGGCGAAGTGTAGGTAGTCACCGCGGCAAACGACCCCAGCCAAAAACTTCCCTGCCACCCCGTCGCGCCGTCCGCCGTGTTTCCCAAAGACCCGTTAAAGGTTTCCACGTTTCCCGGGGGAACTCCGCTGCTGGCGTTGCCCCCAATCTGAAAAATCGAAGGGGTCACATAAGGCGACTGGAATTGCGGCAGCGCGCCGCCCGTCTTTTCCCCCGGAGTCGCTTGAATGAAGCCGTTTTCATCGAGCAGCACCGAACCCGGCGTGGAACTGGTAAAGGGCTGCCAGAAAATTGCCGCCGAATCCCCAATGGGCGCAAGGCTCGGCGGCGTGAGCGGCGGCTGCGGAGTCCAGTTGTACAGCGGGTTGCCAAAGTTCGTCCAGATGCTCAGCCCATCGGCAGTCGTCGCGCCATAACTGGTTGCCCATGCCGGCTGCGTCGCTCCGGTGGTGGCCAGCGTGCCCGCATCGGTAGTCACCGCCGTGCCGGTGTCGGCGGTGGAAGCGTAGTTCACATGATCGAAGAACGCCACCACCGCCGTCCCGGTCACGCTTTGCGCAATCAGCAGCTTGCCATTCAGAAAAGTTGCGCCCGTAAGCCCCGTCACCTTGAACGTCATCCCCGGCAACACATTGAAATTCGTGCCCGAAAATGCCAGGTCCACCGCCTTGGCCGTGATTGTGACGTTGGTCACCGTCCCCACTTGCGCCGCCCCCAGATATTGCAGCCGCGGCGTGGGCGTCTCGTTGTCGAGCACATAGCTGCCTACCTCATACTGGGTGGTGGCCAGCGCCGTATTCGCCTGCCAGGGCGCAGGTTGCAGCCACTTCTTATTCTCCACCCCATCGGCAAAGTAGAGCGCAGTGTTCACCCCGGCAAAGCGCGCCTTCCCCGCCCCGCTGCCCTTGGTGAAAACCGAAACCTTGCCACCCGCGGTAGCGTCGTAAATCACGCCATCGACGCCATCGGCCAGCACCCGCACCTGCTCCACGCCATTCACAATCCGTTTGTAGGAATAGAAGGAATTGCACGCCGGGAAAAGATTCGCGTTGTACACCGAAGATCCCGGAGAGCGCGCGTAGTCCAGCTTGGCATTGATCTCGCGGTTCACGCCATCGGTCAGCGAATCGATGCGGCTGGCGGCATAAAACTTCATTTGCAGATACGGCACCGCGGCATCGCGCAAAAACGACCGGTTGGTGTCGAGCCCGGTAATGGCCCGCTCCATGGTCAGCGCGGCATACTCGCTCGGCTCGCGAACCGCTCCGTTTTGTTCGAGAAGACCGCTCACGCCTTCACCTTCACCTTCTTCGCCAGCAGCCGCAATCCCAGCCGGATCACGGCGCTGGCGTTGACTCCCAGCTCCGCTTTAAGCGCAGCCAGTATCTTGTCATCTTGAGGGGAGGGCCGGATACTGACCATCTTTCGCTGCCGAGTCATTGTCATACAATCTATGCCAATGTCAGACGCGATGTCAAGCCCTGTTTTGAGGTTTTCTCCGTGTCTCGGTGACTCCGTGGTGAAAAAGCTGTGGAATTCCTAGCTCCCTTGCAGCCCCGCCGCCCCCTGCATATCCGCCCGCTTCAGCGTCACCATCGCCGTCGCCCAATTGGCCAGAAAGATATTCCGCTCCTGCTCGCTCAACGCGCCCTGCGCCGCCAGCAGCCGCCCGATAAACCACTTCTCATAAATCGGAAAGCGCGAGTCGTTGGTCAGCAGCGCGATCACCGCCAGGTATCCGAAATTGAAAATGTAATTGAAATAATCCGGCACCGGTCCCCACCCGCTGGCCGGCGAAGTCAGCAGCGGCGCCGTCTGCTGAAAATCCACATAGCAGATATAATCCTGATCCGGAGTCTTATCCATCCGAAACGTAATATTCCCCGCATTGTCATCGAACTGCGGAGCCACCCGCTCCGGCCGCCCCACACTCTCATTCACCGGCAGCACCACCGCCCCATTCAGTGAATACTGGTCGCCCGCATCGTCCACCAGCCACGCCGCTTCGATAAACCCGAAATTCGCCACCGCCTGCAGGTAATCGGTCGCCGCCCCGGTAATGCCAAAGCTGATCTCCCGCCGGTTCTGCCGCCAGCGCAGCGGAGGCCCCAGCATCGAACTCAACACAATGTTCCCCACCATCACGGCCGGCTCCATGTTGGTGACTTCCATGGGCTGGTTCTTCAGGAACGGCCCCGCGAAGTTCATCGTGTTGCGCAGATTTAAGGTCGTGTAGGACATAAGTCAGAACCCACCACGGAGTCACAGAGACACGGAGTTAACCTGACGGCTTCTCTTTGCCGGGACCGCTGTCCGTTCCATGTGCCGTCTCCTTGCGGCTTTCGCGCCCTTTCTCAAGGAAAGCTATCATCACTTTCGCCCAGTCACTCAGCAACTGGTATGGCCCGATTTCCGCATCAGGGAAATCCCCCTTATTGAAACACAGCTTAAAAGCCGCCAAGTTTTTATCGGATGCCCTCCTCGGGTCGGAAGCCGTAACCGGGTTCACGAGGTCAGGGATGATCCCATCAACGTAAGAGTCGTATCCTTCCATAAACCGCGTATCCATGAATCATCTCCTGTGTTTTTGATCTTACTGGCCACTGACCACTGGCCACTGTTTCTAATACGGCTGCCCCGGGTCCTGCGGATTCCTCCGCCACCCATACACGCTCTCCACCACGCTACTCCCCGGAATCGCCCCATAGGCATCCGGCTCCCGGTCATTCTGCTTCAGCAAGCCCTCCAGCGACTTCAACCACAGCGGCCACATCTTCATGGCCTCCGCCCGGTCCGCCGGATTCGGGCTGCCCTTCTTACACATCCACTCTACACCTTCCTGGAACACATACTTCTGGTCATCCGGGATGGGATTGATAAAGCTCTGCAACGTCTCCATGGGCTCCAGCAGCATCTGGTAATAGGGCGTGATCTGGTAGACCGGCCCGCTGGCATTCGGCAGCGGACTCACCCGGAAGCCCTGCGACATCGCCCCCACCACCACCCACGTCACCGTGCCATCGTTAAACGTCGTCCCCTCGGCCGCCCCGCTCGGCAGCAAGGGCGCGCCCACATACTGGGCCGCCGTCGCCGTCACCGCCTCCTGCGCCGTGATGGGCGCTCCCGCCAGCACATAGCTGAAGCCATAATAGGTATGCCCGCCAATTACATATCCGGTCGCCGTCGAGGTCACTTCCACCGGGGTGTACGGCCGCAAATTGGGGTCGCTCACCGTGACCGTAATATTGATGCCCGGCACCAGCCACGCCGGCGGCGCCGCCGCCTCCACGAACAAGGTCACCAGCCCGCCCGCCCCGATCTGTCCATAGGTGGGCACAACCCCCGCCGGCGCCGGACTGGCCACCGTCGTCTGCGCCGCCGTCAACGGCTGCCCCGCCACAATCAGCAGGTTGCGGTTGGCATCGATCATCGTCATCAGCGGATTCTGCACGATCGGCGACGTGGTGAGCTGGGGATTGAACGCCACCCCATTCCCCGGCCACACCCCAAAATTCATGTCTTGATTGTACATCCAGCAGATCTGGTTCACCGGCCAGGTCGCGAGCGAAGTCCGCGAAAGCTGCCGCCGCCAGATCATCCCGCCGCCCGCCGTGCCCGCATTAGTCGGCTTCGGCATGGCCGTATTGTTGATGTCCACCTTGTCCACATCTTCGCCCCAGCCAATATCCACCAGCCCCAGCTGGGGATAATCCTGCTGATAGCTGTTGGTATAGAAGGGACTCGCCGTCGCCCGGTTCCACTTGGGATTGAAGCGCTCGGCCACGATCGCCGCCATCACGTCGTTGCCGATGGTCAGCGCCAGCCGCACCCCATCGCCCCCCGGCTGCTGCGTAGGCACAGGAATGCCCTTCGCCTTGGCGGAGTCAAAGATGCTTTGCAGAGTTTTGGTGGAGTTGCCCGTAGAAAAAGCTCCTAGCTCCTAGCTCTTAGCTATTAGCTAGGCAGGTTGATGCCATGGCGGTCGAGCACGACCAGCAATTGCGCGTGTTCGGATTCCAGCTTCGCCACTCGCTCTTCCATGGGAGACGGCGGGGCAGATTGCTGATTCTTTTCGTCATCGCCCCATCCCGCCGGTTTCGGCGGTGTCGCTTTTCCTGCCATATTAAACCCCCTAGTTGATAACTTCGATCAACCCTTGCCGCAACTGCGCCGAAGAAACCGTGGTCGAGGCCGCCAAGGTAACTGCCAGCGTCAACGCGGAAGTCAGATTCACCGCGCTCGATACCGCCGTATTCTGGTCGAGGTATTGCACCACTCCGGCGCTCAGAGCGCTGCCGCCCTGCACATTGAGTTCACCATGGGTTTCGAGCGTCCCGCTCGATCCGGTCGTGGCCACGCTCACGATGATCTCAAAAGCCATCTGGCCGTTGGTCTGGGCATTCCCAATCGCCGGAGTAAGAATCGCCACCAGCGTCACCGTGCCCAGCTTGATCGACAGGGTAATCGTCGGTGTGCCCGCCGTGGTAAAGATCACCGTGCCCGAGATCCGCAGCGCCCGGTTGGTCTTATTCAGCGCCCCGGCCAAGAAAGCGTAGGTAAAAAGATTCTGCGCCGTGGTCAGCGTGGCCAGCGCGGTCTGCGCCTGCAACAGCAACAGCGTGCTCTCCACGCCGTGGGTGTTGCCCGCGGTGTCCACCATCTCCACCGCCGGCGTCTGAATGTCGGCAATCAGCGCGCCCTTGTTGGTGTCGGTAGTGCCCGGAGCCGGTGGACCGAATGTTGCCTTGGCGAAAGGACCGCTCATAAGTATAGCTCCTAGCTTCCAGCTTGAAAAATCAAAGACTTCCATACCCGGTGCAGGTTGCCATGCTTGTCGCCAATCCGGCTGCGCTGCACCCGCTCGGTCGGCTCCATGTATTTCAGCACCTTCGAAACTTCCTTCATGCGCGGCCCCAGCGCCGCCAGATTCTTCGTAACCGGAGGAGTCGGCAAGGCTTCCAGCGCCTTAATCACGTCGTCCACCGTAAATTCCTGCATGCGCCGCGCTACATCCTGAATACAGCCATCCACCCAGCGCTTCCATCGGAAATCCGCGTTGTCATCCGCCAGCGCCATCCCGGCGGCAATCTTCTGTTCCGCCTCGGTCGGCAGCCCCTGCGTAAAATCAATACTGATCTGCGGAAACGCTACGCTGCGGCTGGCCAGCTGCATTTGCGCGCTCCTTTTCGCTTCAGCCTAAAAAGCTAAAAGCCTTTAAGCCGGCCTTGGCCCGCTCGTCACCCATCCCGGAACTTCCGGAATGAACGGCACCCCGTTTTTCTCGAAATTAAACGTCGCACCCTTCGAGGTCGAATTGGGCAGGCTGGTCTTCTTGTGCGTGGCCAGCAATTCCTTGCCCCACAGGTAATCTTCCCAGGCCATCGCCTCTTTGCTGCCCGGCTTGGCCTTCGCGGCCGCCGCCTGCAAGCGCTTCTCCTCGGCGGGCGTGTCGATGATCCAGAGCTTCAGCGGACAGCGTCCGCACTGGATAAACTTCACCTTGTCATGCCCCAGAATAGTGACATGCAGCACCGAAAAGCTGTTGGTCCCGCCGCCCTCGGTGATGGGAGTCTGCCCCATATACCCGCCGGAGCGGTGCTGGCAAACATTCTGCTGCAAGTGCCGCTGGTTCGCCCGGTCAATAGCGAGCTGCGCCTGCCGGTTCTCGTTGGTGCGCTTCGCCGTCTCCTTCTTCTGCTTGCGGTCGGCCAGCGCCTCCAGCGTCTCTTCGAGCGCCGCTTCCTCGCGCGCCAAAATCGCCTTCTGCGTGCGCAGCGAAGCCTGCAATACTTCCTTTTGAAGCTCTTCGGTTTCGGTAACAACGTTTTGCTTTTCCGCCATGATAGCTCCTAGCTTCTAGCTTCTAGCTATTTAGCTCCTAACTCAAAGCCGAAGTGGCTAGAAGCTAGGAGCTAGAAGCTGTCCTGCTACGTCGTTTGCGGCACCGCATCGAAGCAGCGCGCGCGCGAAGTCGTATCCGGCGGCAAACCAAACCCGGCAATCAGGTTGTAGCTCGATCCTGCCCCGATCACCGCGCAGGGATCGAAGCTCGATCCCGGCTTGTAATCGCCCCGCCAGATGTTGATGTTCTTGGTCTGCCCGTCGCCGATGCTTGACCGGTCCGGGGTCGAGAGCTTCACCGCCAGCACCGCATCCATGCCCGCCAGGTACGTCCGGATGGACGTCGAAGACGAGCCCTCGTAGCTGGCCGTCTGGGTCTGGTTGGTCGAAGGCATCCAGCGGCAGCCAAACAGCTCGATCACCTTCACCTGGTCGCCCGCCGCCATGTCCGGCAACTCTTCCAGCTTGAGCTGCCCTTCCGGGGTGTGCTTCATGATGTCGACAATCGAGTTATTGGAGTTATCGAGCGCCAGCAAGTCGCCCACAAAGAACGGGTGAATCGAGCCGCAATAGTACCCGCCCTCCATCGGAGGCACGTTCTGCCCCATCAGCGAGAACGGGGCCTGCTCAATCTGCTGCTTGGTCAACTGGTAGTTGCCCGTGGTCACCGACTGGTTCGAGGTCTTCGAATCCAGCGTGATCAGGTAATCGAAGAAGGCCATCACCAAATCGTCCACCGTGAAGCCCAGGCGGTACGCCATGTTGCGCTCAAACATCACCTGGTCGTTCGAAATCGAGGTCAGGAACGATTTATCGGACTGGTTTTCGAAGTCGCACCATTGCCCCAACAGGATGTCGAGATAGTTGGTGGTGATGGTGATGCCCGACCCCACCGTGCCCTCCGACTGCTCGGTGGTGTTGGCGGTCAGCGGCGCCAGCATGAAGTTGCGGAACACCTGCCCCGCATTGGCCGGCATATTCTGCCGGGTACACATGCGCAGCTTGGTGAACACCGCCTTCAGGTACTCCAGAAACTTGGTGTTGTAGTGGATGGAGAGCGCCGCCTGCGGCATGTTGCCGCTGTTCATGGAAGCGGGGCTGGCTCCGTCGTTCAGCATCACGGCGCGCGCCTGGATGGCGCCCATCAGCCCAAAGCTGGCCACCACCGTGGTCCCCAGCATCAGGATCACGCCAAAGGCGAACATCAGCCCACGCTGCAGCTTGACCATGAACTCGATCACATCCAAACTCTTGTCATTCCGAGCGCCTTGTTTCTGGCGCGAGGAACCTGCTTTTCGCTTATTCATCGGTGCTCTCCCTTTACGCGGTTTTTTTCGCGAACTGCTTGCCCACCCACTCCGAATACCCCGGATCCGTCCGGATGGCGCGTTCCTGCGCTTCGGAAGTCCCGGTTTCCAGAATGGCTCGCCACTTCGCTTCCTGCACGCTTTCACCCTTGGCCCTCGCCGGTGCTTCAGGCGAAGTCAAGGCATTGCGCCGGTAGCTGGTGGCATTGCGTACAGTACGGGAGTCCGGAGTTCCCTCCGGATGCACTGTTAAATCGGAACGTAGCGCCGGCGTCTCGCCGGCAACTCTGGGCGCGTGAAACACCTCCTGCGCCGCCAACTCTTCATAAGCCTTATCGAGCGAGGCCGCCGTAAGATTTTCCGGCCGCCCCCCCGCCAGGATAATCGCGCGGTCCATCAACATGCGCTGATTCCGCGGGTCCATCGGGAAATCGGGATTCTCCGCCTGCCAGGCCTGCGCCAAAGCGGCAATCTTATTCGCAACCTGAGTGCGAATCTGCCCATCCACATCTACACCCGCAGCCCGCAACAGGGTGCGAACATTGGCCGGGTTGGTCAAATCGGAAGCCGCCGCCTTCAAATCAGGAGTCGGCCGCGCCGGGGGAGCAGGGGGAGGGTTGGGGGGAGCTTTCCGCATGCGATGAATCTGCAACTGTGCCGTCTCCGCCGTGTTGGCGATCTTGTCCAGCACTTCTTCGCGATCTTTGCCGTAAGTGCGAATCTCCGGCATCTCCGGATTCTGAATGACCAGGCAAACCCGCCCATCGGTCAGCTTGGTTCCAGTCCCGTCTTTGTCGTCCCAAAATCTCATAAAATCAGCTTTGCGTTCTCGGCGTTCTCGGCGGTAGTCTTTTTCTTCGCTTTCAGCTTCCCCACTTCCGCTTCCGCCAGCCCCACCAGCGCCATGCGCGCTTCCCGGTTGGCCGCTACCGTCTGCCATGTCGCGGCGATTTCGCCCTTGGAACTAGTCCGCTGGAGCGACAACCGCCTCGCTGCATCTTCCTGTGCCTGTAACGCCGTGTCTAGTAACTTGAGGAGTACCTGCCACCCATGCCCCGCCAGCGTGTGCCGCAAATGCTCCCGGTCGTCATCGGTCAGAGCCGTGCCATCGGCGTAGGTTCGGGCTTCGGGCGTCGGGCTTTGGGCTTCGGCGTCGTCATCCTCTTCGCCCGCCATCAACCGCCCCATGCGCTCATTCAGCGGCTTGCCCTGCAGGAAATCTTCGAGTTTAGCCACTAGCTTCTGGCTCCTAGCTCCTAGCTTTTAGCAAACCTACGCCGCCCCATTCCCCGGCAGCCCATTCTGTAACGCATCCATGTCGTCGTTCCGCTCCAGCCGCCCCAGCGCCAGGTCCAGCGGCGCGCCGCCTGCGTTCTTGTCCAGCGCGTGATCCAGCACCGTCTTTACCAGCTCGTTCTTGCCCTTCGCGCCTTCGGTCGCCAGCTGGTTCTGCCCGCGCTGCTTCTCCACCGCCGTCGCCGCTGCAATCTTCTGCATGTTCGGATTATTCTGCTGATAGAGTTCTTTTTCCTTCTCCGTCATGGGACGGATAATATCCGGCTGCTGCACCAACTCGCTCACCGCCTGGAAGATGTCCTCCAGCGCCGCGAAGTCCACCGTCTTGCCGATCTGGTGGTAATACTCCAGAATCTGCGGTTGCTCCAGCAGTTGCAGGTAGAACGGAATCACCTGCTGGATGCCCTGCTTGGCCGCCAGCTTCTGCCCCGCCAGCACCTCCACTTCAAACTCCGCCTCCAGAAATTGCTCGTGCATCACCTTGTCCATGATGCTCGCGGCATATTTCTTGCTCAGGATCTGCCGGATTTCCTTGATCGGCATCCTGGTCTTCACCCAGCGGATCAGGAACTCCACAAAGGGGACGATCCCGCCATTGGCCACCGAGTCCACCGGGTCGGCAATATTCTGGTCGCTCATCGCCGCCATGCGCTGCGCCCCAAAGCTCGACCGCGTTGCCCCCTGCTTCCCGTTCAGCGAGCCTTGCGCCATCTGCGCATCCGCGCCGCTAATATTTTCCGCGCTGGCCTGCGACATCTGGATAAACTTCCAGGCATCCGCCGGCACCGCCGGCATCTCCATGAACTTCATCGCCTTGTTCACGTCGCCCGAGGGTCCCGCATCCACTCCCCAGAACGTACCCA